CCGCTGAATTAGTATTCATATTTAATGTAGGCCCAGCGTTTTTTGACATAATCACGTCTCCTGCAATAGTTGCGTTTCCATCTGATTCAACTTTCATTTGACCTGATGTAGATTGTCCATTAGGTCTTAAAAAGACAGTTCCTGCACCCGTGGTTGCTAATGAGATTGAAGCATCATCCCCAAGAAAATAAGAGCCAGCAGTTACTGTCCCCGTAAAAGTTGCATCACCAGAATTGTCTATAATTAATTGATCAGTAGTGTTTGTTCTTAAAGCAAGTCCAGTAGCATTGTTTCTTACTAAACCACTAGCAGAGCTTCCTGTAAGCATAAATCCACCTCCATTAGATACGTTTGCCATAACATTACCTACAACTTCTAATTTTTCACTAGGACTAGCAGTACCAACTCCTAAATTAGAATTTAAAATATAAGAATTATTGCCAGCAGCACTTAACCTAGCTTGTATTGCGCCACTGTTATTTCGTAACACTAAACTTCCATGTCCTGATTCTTGACCAAGAGAAGCTATTTTTGCTGTGTTACCTGAATGTGTTAAAGATATTTCGTCAATATTTGACCCACTAGATTTAACATCTAATTTAGTTGTAGGACTACCAGTTCCTATACCTACATTACCACCGTTAAACCAGGAATTACCTTCTGTGTCAATTCTTACATCTTCTGTTGAGCCATCAAATAATGAAAGCAAACCTTTGTCTAAATCTCCTCCTGAACCTCTATTTATAATTCTTGCTATAGTAAAATCTGCTGATTTTAAATAAAAATCTCTATCATCACCTTGAATAATTACATCTTTACTAAACGTTACATTTCCTTCACTACCATCTAAATAAAAGTAAGTTTCTACATCACCACTACCATCATCTGATCTAAATCTTATATCACCATTATCTAACAACTGTGTTATATCTAAATTACCTGTGTAATTATCAATAAAAGAATTTGAGCCATCATGAAATATTTGTAAATCATCTTGATCACCAAATAACGATTTTTTAGAATCTAAATGTTTGGTATCTCTTACAAATACAGTTTTTGTTATGCCACCATCAACTCTAAAATATTCAGTAGTATTATTAGATCCATCATCTGATAAAAACTTTATATCTCCGTCATCTTGAAAATTAGTTACAATTAAATCACCTGTAAGATTATCTATAACACTATTTGTTCCACCGTGATATATTGATAAATCAGCACTTGACCCAAATTGAGCTTGTATATTATCTTCAAATACGAAGCTTTTGTTAACTACAACTTTAGTAAGACCACCATCAACTCTAAAATATTCTGCTATTCCACCACTACCATCATCTGACCTAAATATAATATCTCCATCATTATTATACTGTGAAAAATATAAATCCCCTGTATTATTGTCTACATTACTGTTGCCTGTAGTACCATTGTGATATATTTGTAAATCTGAACTTGCATAATTTCCAAATGTAGCTTTAATATTATCATCAAAATGAATATCTTTATAAGCTATCATTTTAGTATGACTACCATCTAATTGAAAATATGTAGCTAATCCTCCAGAACCATTATCGGATCTGAATATAATATCTCCATCAGTAACTTGGTTTTCAATATATAAATCACCAGTGTCTGTATTTTTAATATACGAGTGCCCGCTAAGATGTTCTAGTTGTAAATCACTACTAGCCCCTATTTTTAAAGTTGAGTCAGATGGTATTCTTACGTTAGCTATACTACTATTACCAATTGTAACCTCGTTTGATACATCAACTGCAGAAGCCGCTGCATCGTAACCTATAACTATATTATTGTTACCAGTTGTTAAAGCATCACCCGCGTTACCACCTATAATTGTATTTTGTTTACCTGTTGTAACATTTACTCCTGCATTGAATCCAACCGCTACATTATATCCAGCTGTTGCTGAAGTAAGATTATGAGTAGCTAAAGCACTATTACCTATTGCTACGTTAGCGTTTGATTTTGTATTAGCTCCTAAAGCAGATGTTCCTAAAACAGCATTATAAGTACCTGTGGTTATTGCATCTCCTGCTAAAGCACCTACAATAGCATTTTCAATACCTGTTGTTAAATCATTACCGGCTTCATATCCTACAGCAGTATTATATCCATTACCATCGTAATCTAAGTTTTGTAAAGTACCTCTACCTAAAGCAGTATTACGACTACCTGTATTTTCTGTTTTTAAAGCATTATGACCTATAGCAATATTGTCGCTTCCACTACTTAAAGCACCACCAGCTGTTCTTCCTATAGCTACATTACTATCACCAGAAGTTAAAGCGTCTAAAGCTCCTATACCTATACCTGTGTTATTTAATGCAGAAGATAATGTACCGGTTGTATTATGCCCAATAAGTAATGAACCTGTAAAGTTTGTACCTTCTATTTTATGAAACAAACCACCAGTTCCACTATATAACTCTGTAAAATTATCGTTTGTTATATCAAATGATTCTCGCAGCGTAGATCCAGTTCCATCATTTGCTGCAGATCCTATATTAATAGTTTGTTTAGCCATTTATTTGTTTTTTTAATTCTTTTACTTCTGCGCTTAATTCTTGTATTGCTTTTGTTAAAATCGGTACTAACTTACCATACTTTGCTTCTATACGATTTTCATCTATATCATATACCAAGTCTAATATTTCGTTCTCACCATTAGGCATAGCTTCTTGTAATTCTTGCGCTATAAATCCAATTCTTGTTTTGCCTTGCTTTGCTTCAGCCATATGTTCTAGCCTGTAATCCCATGTAAATTCTACAGGTCTTATTGAATTTATAAAATCTAATCCAAATTCACTATCTTTAATATTTGATTTATCTCTTCTGTCAGATAAAGTAGAAATAGAATCATCAGCACATCTAAATGCAGATATATTAGCATCACCTAGAGTTATTTCATTTGACACATCTACCGCTGATGCAGCTGCGTCATGTCCTATTATAATATTATTACTACCTGTTGTTAACGCATCTCCAGCTTGCGCTCCTACTATAGTATTATCATCGCCTGTAGTAATATTTTCACCTGATTGATAACCTAAAGCTGTGTTATATTGCCCTCCATCTGAATCATTAAGAGATTTATATCCTACAGCAACATTACCACTAGTTGTATCTTCATTTGTTAAAGCAAGGTGTCCGATAGCAACGCTATAACTACCTGTAGTCAAGGCATCACCTGCTTGACCACCTAATATAGTATTTGAAACACCTGTTGTAACTTCTTTACCCGCGTCATAACCTATTGCTACATTATAAGCATTAGCTCCAGCATTTTGTAATTTTAAAGCATTTACTCCTATAGCAATGTTTCTTCCGTGTCCGTCTTCTGATGACAGAGCCTCTGTACCGATAGCAACATTTCCACCGCCAGAATTTAAAGCATCACCTGCTAAACCTCCTATTAAAGTGTTGTGAGTTCCTGTTGTTATAGAACCACCCGCGTTATATCCTACACCTATATTATACATGTTTTGACCAGCAGAACCAGCATTTTGAGTATTTAACGCGCTGCTACCTATAGCAACACTTCTATTACCAGCATTAGGATTTGATAAAGCTGCATATCCTAAAACTACATTATCAGAACCTGTAGTTAAGGCATCACCCGCGAGCCCGCCAATAATTGTATTTTGAACGCCTGTTGTCACAGATAAACCAGCTTGATGACCTATAGCAACATTATATGCGTCTAAGTTAGAAGTGTTATTTTGGTTTAGTAAAGTAAAGTTTCCAATAGCAACGCTTTTATCACCTTTTGTTTCTGAGGTTAAAGATGAATAACCTATAGCTACATTATTATTACCTGTATTAATTGCATCACCTGCTAAACCACCAATTAGATTATTAAAAATACCTGTTGAAATATTTGTTCCAGCTAAATGTCCAATAGCAACATTAAAAGCTTCACCATCATAATTTTGATCTTGTAATGCGTGATAACCTATAGCTATACTTCTACTACCTGTATCTTCACTAGATAAAGCATCGTGTCCTATAGCTACATTATAACTACCTGTTGTAAGTGCGTCGCCAGCAAAACCTCCTAATAAAATATTATTAAGACCTGAACTAACCTCTGTACCAGCTTGATAACCAATAGCAATGTTATACGCATCAGCTCCAGCGTCTTGGTCTTGTAAAGCATAACCTCCAATAGCTATATTATAACCGTGAGCATCTTCACTACTTAAAGCTTCTCTACCTATTGCAATATTATGACTACCTGTTGTAATCGCGTCTCCTGCTAATCCTCCAATTAAAGTATTGTTAACACCTGTTGTAATAGACTTACCCGAATCATATCCTACAGCAACATTATACGCGTCTGTATCAGAAGTGTTATTTTGTAATGTTAAAGCATGGAATCCAATAGCTACATTTCTATCACCTAATGTTTCAGCTGATAATGCTTGAACACCTATAGCTACATTTCTATTTCCTTCTGTCAAAGCATCACCAGCATGACCTCCTAAAATTGTATTATATGTACCAGTTGTCATCGCTTGACCAGCTGCATAACCTACAGCTGTGTTTAAAGCATCACCATCAACATTTAAAGCCTCTAAAGATTTATATCCAACAGCTGTATTTCTATTACCAGCATCTTCTGTTGTCAAAGCGTTATATCCAATCGCAACATTATAATCACCAGTTGCAAGCGCATCAGCAGCATTACTACCAATTATCGTATTACGCTCACCTGATGTAATTTCTTTACCAGCATATCTTCCTATCGCAATGTTATCGTCTCCTGTAGTTACACCGTTTTCCATTGCCCTTGCACCAATTGCAACATTATATTTACCCGTTGTCGCGTTACCCATTGCAACATAACCTATTGCTACATTTTCAGCGTCTGCACCCGCGTTTAAATCTTGCATTGCAAAAGCACCCATAACAACATTTTTACCATTACCATCTTCCGCAGATAAAGCTTGATAACCCATAACTGTGTTGTACTCACCAGTATGTATTGCGTCTCCAGCTTCAGCACCAACAAGCGTGTTATATTTACCTGTTGTCACAGACAAACCAGCATTGTAACCTAAAGCAGTGTTATATGTATCTAAATCAGAAGCTGGATTCATGCTTCCTAATGCCGCATTACCAACAGCTACGTTTTTAGCTCCATTAACATTAACCGCTAATGCTGAATCACCAACACCTGTGTTGTAACTTCGATCTGTTAAAGCGCCACCAGCATTAAATCCTACAAAAGTATTTTGACTACCTGTTGTTAAAGCATCACCTGCTTGACCTCCTAATAAAGTATTTCTAATACCCGTTGTTATTAATTGTCCAGCCACATATCCTACAGCTACATTATATGCGTTTTGACCTGCGTTTTGTAATTCTAAAGCTCCGTATCCAATAGCAGTATTATACCCATGATCATCTTCTGAACTTAAAGCAAACATACCTAAAGCAGTATTAAATCCACCTTGTGTTAAAGCATCACCTGCCAAACCTCCTATTAATGTGTTTCTAATACCTGATGAAACGTTAATACCAGCGTTATAACCTACCGCTGTGTTATAAGTATCTGTGCTACTGCCATGTGTAATATTTTGTAAAGCATTAGAACCTACAGCTACGTTTTTAGCTGATAATTCTGAAGAAGACATAGAACCGTATCCTATTGCAATGTTGTGACTATTTGTTGTTTCAGTACCTAAAGCATCTCTACCTATAGCTATACTATAACTACCTGATGTTAACGCGTCACCAGTTTTACCACCTATTAAAATATTTTCAATACCTGTTGAAACATCTTTACCAGCTTCATAACCTATCGCAACATTATAACCACTACCGGCGTAATTTAAATCTTCTAAAGCTTTGTATCCTATAGCTACGTTTCTACCACCAGTATCTTCAGTACTAAGAGCAAACATACCTAAAACTACGTTATAACTACCTGATGTTAAAGCATCTCCTGCTAAACTTCCTATTAATGTATTACTTGTACCTGTTGAAACAGATAAACCAGCTTGATGACCTACAGCAACATTATTTCCATGACTATTTACATTTTGATCTCTTAAAGCTTGTGTACCAATCGCAACATTTTGACCATACTCTACTTGTGCACTTAAAGCTTGGTATCCTACTGCTACATTTCCAGCTGTACCAGTTGTAAGAGCATCACCTGCTAACCCACCTATAAGAGTATTAAATGTACCTGATGTCACAGATAAACCAGCATTATGTCCTACTGCTGTATTATAAGTATTAGTAGAAGTAGCAGCTGTCATTGCATACAAGGCATTATTTCCAATAGCAGTATTAAGTTGAGCAGCAACGTTTTGAGCCAAAGCAGCGTGTCCTATAGCTGTGTTAAAACTTGCTATTGTTCCAGCGCTACCAGCCGCGTAACCGACAAAAGTACTATTAGAACCTGTAGTTAAAGCATCGCCAGCTAGACCACCTATAACTGTATTTTGTGCACCTGTTGAAACTAATAATCCAGCGTGATAACCTACCGCTACGTTATACGCGTCTGCCCCAGCGTTTTGAGCATTTAAAGCACTATATCCAACAGCTACGTTTTTACCGTGGTCATCTTCTGTGCTTAAAGCACCATATCCTATAGCTATGTTTTTAGATCCAGCTGTCAAAGCATCCCCTGCATAAGCACCCATTATTGTATTACCAATACCTGTTGAAACTAATACACCAGCGTCAAAACCAACAGCTATATTACAAGCTTCTCCATCATAGTTTGCGCTTTGTAAAGCTCCATGACCAATAGCTACATTTTTATCACCAGTATCTTCTGCGCTTAAAGCACCTTTACCTATAGCTACGTTTTTTTCACCAAGCGTTAAACTATCACCAGCACCGCTACCTACTAAAGTGTTTTCTTTACCAGTTGTTATAGCTGTACCAGCATTATACCCTACGGCTACATTATTGTCTGATGTAGTTAACGCATCTAACGCACCTATACCTACACCAACATTATTTTCTGCAGATGAAATTACACCTGTTGTATTATGACCGATTAGAAGTGATCCTGTGAAGTTAGTTCCCTCAGCTTTAAATTGAAAAGCTGTGTTTGTACCACCGTAAATTTCCGTGAAGTTATCGTTACAAATGTCAAATGCTTCCCTCAGCGTAGAGCCAGTTCCGTCATTAGCACTTGTACCTATATTGATAGTTTGTTTTGCCATGTTTTATGTGTTACATTTGGTTAGCGTCAGCTGTGAAAAGATTTGAATCAGCTTTTAGCTCAGTAAAGTCTGCGCGTAGGTTAAACGCGTTAATTCTAGTATCAGCGTTGGTTATCTGTTCGCTATACCCTACGTTTGCTCTTATTCCTATTAAAGGCATGTCTTAGTATATTGCCATTATATCGTCAGCAGTAGTACCTGTATCAAACACTCTGTCAACTTCAATTGGTAAGAAAGATCCAGCCGCTACGTTTTGAAAAATTATTGGTCTGTATATTTCATACTTTTCACCAAGAGCAAATATGTTTGCGCTAGAATTAGCAATATCTACTAAAGTAAGTTTAGTGGCTGCTATAGACGCAACAAAAGCAACCGTACCATCAGTAGTATTTATTATAAAATCTCTAAGTTGAATGTGTTCTAAAAAATTCTTTCCAGAATCAACTAGCTTGTTTGTTTCAGCTGATGTTGTAGTTCCAGAATCTATTAAACTTTTTTCTCCAGCAAAGTTAACCATAATATTACCAGCTGTTCCAATATAAAGACCAGCGCTATTATATAGAGTTGCTTTCAAAGCAGTTGTGTTAGCTGCTGTCGTATTGTCTACGTTAGTTAATTGTTCTAAGCTTTTTGTGTCACTTAAATAGTTAACAGCGGCGCTACCAATAGCGCTACCATCTTTTAAAAGTACAGCTCTTCTAACTGTTTGTACACCTGGTTTACCTGGTGTTCTATAACTATTTACGCCACCCGTTATATCTCCGTATGCCATTTTAAATTTGTTTTTTTATTATTATCTATTTTTATCTTTGTTGACTAAATTTATAGCTTTAATCATTACTTTATCTGAGTAAGAACTACCTTCCATTATTTTATTTCTTCTAATACTAGTTGGTAAATCTTCTGTTCCTAATAACATCCTGTATATTCTACTAATAAGTTGACTACACTTAAACGATGTTTTATATATTGTATATTTTTGAGTGGTGTTATTTCTTTGTCTCCAAACCGTTATCCAGTCGTTACGTCTTAAACGCTCCCACCTATTCTTATCCCATGAAAAAGTATAAACTCCGTCAATATAATCTTTTCTTGTAAACAACTCCATACAGTCAAAGTAAATTAGAAGTTCTAGATCAGCATCTTTTAAATTGTATGTCTTACAAGCCCATTTTCGTATAATACGATAATGCTTTAACAAACCTATGCTTCTAAGATCTTTAGCTTCTAATTTTCTCACAAGACTATAACAACGTCCTGTTGTTTTATTACAAGAAATATATCTTCATCTATTTCTATGTTAAACCCAGCGTGTTTGTCGTAATAAATTCTATCATCAGCTTTAATACCTTGAATTAAATCTCCTACGCTTTTTACAACACCTTGCCTATATCTTATGTCTTCTTTTATTTTATCCGTAAGAAGTAAACCACCTTTTGTTTTAGTAGCTTTTTCTTTTATTTCTTCTATAACTAAGTAATTACCTATCGCTCTCATTCTTCTCTCATATTACTAATTACACAATCAGTTGATAATATTGTTGAAGCAACAGATACTGCATTTTTTAATGCGCTTTTAGTTACCAGTAAAGGATCTATAATACCTTCTTTAATCATATCAACTGTTTTACCAGTTACTACATTAATACCTTTACCTTTGCCTTTTTGTGGAGCATATTCTAATCCAGCGTTTTCAAGTATTTTTTTATATGGTCGCTTTATAGCTTCAATAAAAATATTAGCTCCATCACTATTATTATCAATACTGTTAGCAGCGTTCAATAAAGCTATACCACCACCTGGAACTATACCTTCTTTTACCGCAGCTTTTGTAGCATGTATTGCATCATCTACTCTATCTTTCTTTTCTTTCAACTCTACATCTGAGTTTGCACCTACAGATATAACTGCAACGTTACCAGATAATATAGCTAATCTTTCTTCTAACTTTTTAGTTTTTAAACTAGGATCATTACCTTTTAACTGTTGCTCAATATCTTCTATTCTATCTTTAGCATGCTGAGGTATTTCAGATATTTTTAAAACAGTTGTTCTGCTATCAGAAACACATGTTTCACATTGACCTAACATATCAGGTGTGATTAAATCTATATCATCACCATATTCTTCATTTATATGTGTTGCTCCTGTTACAGCAGCTATATCATCTAAAAAATCTTTTTTCCAAAAGTTAAAGCCAGGAGGTGAAACTACATTAGCTTTTATATTACCTTTTATCTTGTTCATTACTAACGCAGCCATTGGTTGCTTTTCTAGTTCACCTATAATAAGTATTGACCTATTATTTGTTACAGCATATTCTAATACAGTTTGTATTTTTCTTACTGAGGATATTGGTGAGCTAACTAATAATACTAAAGGTTTTTCTAGTGTTACTGTTTGCTTAGCCGCATCTGTTACAAAATTAGGATTAGCATATCCTTGATTTATTTGTGAACCTGATACAACTTCAACAGTTGTTTGCTCTGATTTACTATCAGCATCCATCATTACAGTACCGTTTCTACCTACTTTTTTAAAAGCTTCACCTATAATAGATCCAAGCTCTTTATCGTTATTTGATGATATTGTTGCTACTTGATCAATCATATCACCTTCAACAGGTACTTTAATATTTTCAAGATAATCAATAGTCTTGTTACAAGCTTCTTGAATATCTTCTTTTATTTTACGTAAGCTATCGTTTGTTTGTTTGCTGTTAGCTTCTTTTAACAAGCTATGAGCTAAAACAGTAGCAGTTGTTGTTCCATCACCTGCTTCACTTACAGTTTTTCTAGCGGCTTCTTTAATTAATGTAGCTCCTATGTTTTCTACAGGATCTCTTAAATTAACAGAGTTAGCTACGGTTACACCGTCTTTTGTAATCATAGGTCTTCCCATGAAGTCTTCTAAGATAACACACTTACCGCTAGCTCCTAATGTGGAGCTAACAGCTTGTGTTAATTTATCTATCCCAGTAAAAACTTTATCCTTAGCATCACTACCAAAGCTTAAAGTCTTCACAATGTCTTGTGGATTTTGCATTTAATTTAATTTAATTTAGTTAATGTTATTTAAAAGTTTTAATAACTTTTGGGCCATTAAGAAACTCTACTTTTTTAGCGTAGTGATCTACTGATCCGTCGATAGCAGCTTCTGCTCCTTCAACTGTTTCTCTTCTGGTTACATCAATCCAAGTATCTTCTTCCTTTGGATGTTGGTACTCGGTTTGGTAAAAACCATTTGGTAGCTGGGTTATTCTCCAGCTTGATTTGTCAGCTAAATGCTTCCAAACTTCTACGGTTTCTTTGGAAATTTGTGGTTGACTATTCCACGTTTTAGTCGAATAAAAAAATGTCATTTGGTTTTGGTTTTAAATTTAACATTTGGTTTATGCCCTTACCCGGGCCGGTATTATTCTCCGCAAGGCTTGCCAGTAGCAATATTAACCCAGCGTTCTTTTTGAAACCAGTCTCTAAGTGTAGCGCCTTTTTTACGAGCACCTTTTACATTAGACTTACTTGATCTCTTGTATTTTCCTTGAGCAGCAGCTGTACGTTTAGCACGTATTACCTTTTGCCTTTCAGCTTTACTCATACTTTTATACTTAGCGTATGGTAAACAAACTTTTTTGGTGCCGCCACCTTTTATTTTACTTTTTGGCATTTCCTAATCTTTTGCTTACTTTATTTCTAGCACATACCATTTTTTTAGCATAGCTAGGTCTCTTTTTTCTATTAAAAACTATTTGTTGGTTTAAGCTACCTATAATAGCTCTTTTATTACCTTTTCTACTTTTTATTAACCAACTAGCTAAGGAATCACATGATAACTCCTTAAATTTACCTTTGGCATCAGCGTATTTACTATCTTTCCACTCAGGTCTTTTTTTTGCCATGTTTTCTACGTATTGCCATTTTACATCTTTTAGCTATAGCTGCTTGTTGTTTTTTACCAGCAACTTTAGCTCTTTGTTCTACTACAGTTAATATCTGTATTTTACGAGCAAATGGTTTATTAATCTTTTTAACTTTAGCGCATGTAGCTCTAGCATCAGCAACTGTAGCAAACTTAACCTTGACTGTATCTTTTGGGTTTTCGTCAGTATATAATCTTCTACCAGAACCTTTTGGTTTTTTACCTGTTCCTTTTACTGGATCCGCCATGTTTACAATTTTGCATGTTAATAAACCAGTTAGCAAGTTGTACATCACGCTTAGTAGCTTCTCTACGTGACTTTAGCTTTTTAACTTTACTACAAGTAACATCACCTCCGTATAGTTTATTTATTCGAGCTTTTAAAACTCCTCTATACGCTTTAGCCATTACTTTTTCTTTTTACCGCCTCCAAATTTACTTGGGCCTCCAGCCTTTGTACATCTTACACCCCAACCAGAAGCATAAGCACTAGGCCAAACTTTAAATTTTCTTTTTGCTGCGGCTTTGCAGGCTGAACTAATTTTTCCCATTATTTTTTACCTCTTTTTGCTTTTGCTTCAGCAATTTTTTCTTTCATAGATTTTAAACCACCTTTTGGTCCTGCTTTTTCATAAAATCTAAATCTAGAGTCCGTTACTGATTGTGGATCTTTACCTGCTTTTCTCATAGTGCTTGTAAGCTGAATACTATCACCTTGAGTTTTAGGTGGTCTTACTTTAAAATCTCTTACTGCTTCTTTTACTAAATTAGGATCAATATTAGATTTTTTACCAGTCATCATTGGATTTTTACTCGCTTTAAACATCATTGGTTTTTTACCATAATACATTGGAGCTACTTCTTCTCTAAATGAACCTGGAGTATCTTTTTCTCTAGAACCTGGCTTCATCATATAAGGTCCTTTATGTTTCATAGGTTTATATGCTTTTGGCTTTTTACCGTACATCATAGCTTTTTTATCCATACCTTTTTCAAAACCAGGAACATCTCTTCCTATCATAACGTCTTTTTTAGTAACTTTACCGTCACCGCTCAAATCAGTTAACATTGGTTTTTTTCCGTACATCATAGGCTTTTTTTTACCGTACATCATAGGCTTTTTTTTACCGTACATCATCGGTTTTCTTTTACCGTCTTTATTAAATGGCATAATTTAGTTTTTAATAGTTATTTTTTTCTGTATGGGAACATCATATTCATAGCTTCACGTCTGCCTTCGCAACCACAAGGTATATTTAAACCTTTACTAACAACATCTACCATTTTTTTGATACCTGTTGCTTTTGTGAATTTATGTACACTGTCTCCTAATCCTCTTGATTTCATAATTTTAACATTTCCATCTGCGTCTAGCAGCTAAACCTCTGGGGCTTTTCCAGTTTTTAGATCTAGCGCAAAATGATTTTCTTCTTTTAGCATCTTTGCTACCAGGTTTTACTTTACCAGTAACAGCTGTTTTTAGCTTACTACCTGGGTTTTTTCTTCTATAAGCAGCAACACCTTTTTTAGTCATACCTGCACCTTCTTTAACTGTGCGGAAGTTACGACCTTTACCTTTAGTCGTACGTCTTGGTTCGTTACTTTTTGGCATGTACTTTTTGTATTGCAAAATTAAAAGATAAACTCGCTCCTTTATGTGGCTTATAACCACCTGCAGGATTTTTCATTAACTTTGGGCTACCTTTACCAGACTTCATCCAGTGGTATCCTTTTGGTGCTTTTACTTTCATTTTTTATATTTTTTAATTGAAGCTTCCCAAGGTAGTTTTCTACTTCTTGGATCTATCTTACTATTAGGTATTACAAAATATTTATTTGGTTTAGGCTTATAGTAGTAGTTATTCATATCAAAATGCAACACTCCAGTTCTTATTTGCTTTAAATGTTGTCTTTCGTGATGAACAGCTTCTTTCTTTTGTTTTTTATTTAGATTTTTATTTAAATCTATTTTACCATTTATATCTATCTGAGCCCATACATTTTTAGGCATTTTCTTTTCAACTACAGTTGATCCCTGTATTGAATGCTCTTTATTAAAATTAAAAAGCTCAGATATGTCTTTCATTTTAAATGCCATGTTTATGATGTTGCAAATGGCGTAGCTTCAGAACCACCTGATTGATGCACCTCACCTTTAATATGCCAAATATCAGCAGCCATATTAGTAATAGTAAAGTAACTACCAATTTTACCAGTTGCTACACCTGTAAGACTTACTGCGCTAAAGTTATCACTAGTTTGCGCGTTCCATATACTAGCACTAGCATCAGCATCAGTATCTACTGAGTGTAATGATCCTATTAATTTTTCATTACTTGTGTCAGCGCATACTACTTTTTGTGAGTTAGATGTAACTTGTGTTTTTACAAAGAAATTAAAATAAACACCAGTTAAATCACCACCACCAGAGTCTGGTAAAGTAATTGTAGCACCAGACGCAGCGGCAAATACAAATGTTTCACCTGAGTCATTAGCTGTTAAAGCTCTACTCATACTTATTGATGTTACAGGAGTTCTAAGACCTAATACTTGAGCGTTTACAGTTGAACTATTACCAATAACGGTTGTATTAGAACCAATACCAGTAGCTCCAGCACCTATAACTATACAACCTGTGTCTGTAGCTGAAGCAGTTCTAGCTCTTCTACCAACTATGGTGTGATTATCACCTGTAGTACACGTGTCTCCTGCGTTTTCACCAATAAAAACACTTCTAAGACCAGTAGTAAGTGCAACAGCAGCGTTTGCTCCAACAGCAGTATTACCCATATCTGTTGCTCCACTTGGTACTTGAGCATATAAAGCTTTATATCCTATAGCTGTTGATAAACTACCTAGTGAATCTGTAAATAGAGCATGGTTACCTAAAATTGTATTTTGTACACCAACTGTAAGAGATTGTCCAGAACTATTACCAACAGCAACGTTATGCATGTCTACATTACCAGAAGGGTCTAATGCTGTTAACGCCGCGTGTCCGATAGCAACATTTTCATCACCATCAACATTAGCATCTAATGTTTTAGTTCCAATAGCAAGGTTGTTAGTACCTGTAGTGTTAGAAAGTAAAGCGTTTTGACCTATAGCTACATTTAAACCAGTTGTATTAGCAGCTCCTGCTTGATAACCTACATATACGTTAGATCCAGTAGTACTAGTTTGAGCACCCGCGTTGTAACCAACCGCTACGTTTTCACCTGAAGCAGCAGAGCTTAAAGCACCGTGCCCAACAGCTACATTATAATTTTGTGTAGTGGCAGTTGATAAAGCAGCACCACCAATTGCTACGTTTCTTACACCTTCTGTTATAGCACCACCAGCACCATAACCAAATAGCATATTGCTATCACCTGTTGTAATTTTATCACCAGCTTCAGCACCAACTATAGTATTGTATCTTCCACTACTAATATCATGACCAGCTTCATAACCTACAGCTGTATTATATCCTGAGCCATCGTAGTTTAAAGCAGTTAAAGCTTCATACCCTATCGCCACGTTTCTATCACCTGTGTCTTCAGTTGAAAGCGCATTATGACCTACCGCCACGTTTGAATCACCAGTATTTAACGCGTCTCCAGTATAAGCACCTATTAAAACATTAGATGATCCAGTTGTTAGATCATCACCCGCGTCATATCCTATTGCTACAGTATCATTAGCTGATTCAATATTTCTAGCTGCTTGATGTCCAATCATTGTGTTTCTAACACCTGTTGTCATATCTCTACCAGCCCTCATACCAATAGCTGTATTATATGTAGCTGTTCCGGAACCAGGTCCAACACCTACTCCCATAGCTGACTCTCCAATAACAGTGTTTTGGCTACCGTGTACGTTAAAAGCAAATGCTGCAGAACCAATAGCTATATTATTTGAAGACGAAACAGCTGATTTACCAGCTTCACCTCCTATAAATACACAACTATAACCATCTTGAAGAGCTACACCAGCATCGGTTCCTACAAGGGTTAAATTATTTCCTGATGTTACTGCGGTACCAGCTTCATAACCTATAGCTGTAATATTATCTCCAGTTGTAATAGAATCTAAAGCAGTTACACCAAGAGCTGTACATTTTTCAGCTGTACTGGTAGTAGCAGTTGGATTATGACCAACAAATATAGAGTTGTTTTCTATTAATACGTTTGATAAATCATTTAATGATATTGCAGAGCCTCCAACTTGTACAGTTGTAGCATTCATTGTGGTAAATGTACCTGCAGCAGCAGAACTACCACCAATTATTGCTCCATCTACAGTACCACCGTTAATATCTGCAGTATCTGCTACTAATGAGTCGATGTTTGCAGTACCATCAATAAATAAATCTTGCCACTCAGCAGAAGAAGATCCTAAATCAAATTGTCCGTCAGATGAAGGTAGTAGGTCAGAGCCAAGTGTACTTGACAATGTTACTGTTTGTGTAAAAAATGTTTGTAAATCAGATAACGCGAACAATTTTGTTGTCCCGGCGTCTGTACCGAGTAGTTTTTCTACTCCAGTTATAGAAGCATCTGATGTGTATGTGCTAATTCTTGCCATTTTGTTTGTTTGTTTTTATTTTAATCT